TTTCTAAATCTGCTATTATGCACAAGCTTTGTTTTTCAGGCAAGGATACACAAAATTTTATAGCATGGGTATCAGAAGAACAAGGACAATCAATAGACCACCTAAAATATATCAGACACCATCTAGAGACAAACAAGACAATTAAATATTATTTTGGTAATATGGATGGAGGCTCAGTAGGAAAAAGATGGACTGAAAAGGATTTAGTTACCCCCAAAGGTGACAGGATTATAGCCAAAGGCACCAGTCAAAGACTTCGTGGTAGAGCTGAGGTAGACGTTCGATATACTGGCATCATTCTTGATGACTTTGAATCAGAACTAAACACAAGGACACCAGAAAGACGTGCAGACATCAAGAGGTGGGTGGTATCAACGATTTATCCGGCTTTGGAAGAATCCCCGGGTAAGGAAGGCTGGATATGGCTTTCTGGCACGATTGTGCACTTTGATAGCTTCCTGCAAATGACATACGATGGATACAACAAAGCAAAGGAAGATAATCGCAGTTATCCTTGGCAGGTATTCTTCAAGCGTGCAATAGAAGATGGTCAGCCTATCTGGAAAGAACAGTTCCCACTCTCTAAGCTAAATGCAAAGAAAAGAGAGTTTATAGAAGCGGGACTTGTAAACAAGTTTGCTCAGGAGTATATGAATGATGCTAGAGATATATCCAATGCGTCATTTAAGATAGATAGGATACAATACTTTTCTGGTGAAAGAAAGTATATCAATGGATTTAATTACATAGCAGAGCACGATGAGATGATACCTGTTAATCTTTACATAGGGGTAGACCTTGCAGCGACAGCTAGTGAGACCTCTGACTATCAAGTAATACTGGTCATGGCTATAGACTCACGCTCTAATCGCTATGTCTTAGAATATTTTAGAGAACGTATCCCTACATTTGATGTGCCACAAAAGATTATAGACTTAGCAAAAAAATACAATCCAGTCAAAAGGGTAACGATAGAAACAGTGGCAGCTCAGGAAATGGTAAGAGATATGGTAACTCGTATGAGTGCGCAGGAAAAGCGTTTAATGCCCGGCATCTTTAAAGGTGTAAAGCCACCCGGTAGGATTAAAAAGGCAGATAGGCTAGAAACAACGCTAGGACCTATTGTCAATTCAAAAAAGTTATATATACGTAGGGAAATGACAGAGATTGTAGATGAGTTCTTTGAACACCCTAAACCTAGAAACGATGATATTATGGATGCCCTTTACTATGCGGATTACTTTGCAAGAGCGCCCAAGTCAGCTGCTACACCAAAAGAAGGATTTAAAGCTGGGAAGAGAAAAGAAAGTTTACTTCCAAAGTTAAAAAAGTATAATTGGATAACAGGGGCAAGAACATAAAATAAGCTATTGTTAGTTACAATATTTTTTTTTATATTCTCCCAATAGAAGATTTCTGTTACAATAATTAAGCTATAGGACCACATACCAAATGGCAAATAGAAGCAGAATGATGTTTCCAGACTCAGGCTTAGTAGTCGGACCATCCCATAGTGACGGAGGAGTTTATGCTTCTGTTGCTAACGGTCCCGATGTAGAACTAGAAGGCGGAGAGTTTATCATCAATAAAGAGGCTACTGAGGACTTCTTGCCTCTTATCAAGCAAATCAACGATATTGGAAGGATGGAGCAGATGGGCAACGCTAATAACGCTCAAAACGCTCATAGTGCCATAGATGCGCTTATTGCTAGTGCCAGCACCTTGATGATGCCCGGAGGAGGCATGGTCGCACCTAAGACACCTATGTATCGAGAGGGTGGAATTACAAGCAATGAAAGAGTAAAAAGATATATAAAAGAAGGTATCCCTTTTGATGACACTATAGACGCTAGTAACTATACAATTAATTTAGCAGAAGTAGACAATGAAACTGGAAAAAACACTTACAACTTGTATGACGCACGAACAGGTGAAAACCTTGGGAAGATGTTTGATTTAGAAAGTGGAACGCTAAACGTATCCAATAGACACCCATCATTACAAAATAGCGATAGCCCAAATTGGAGTATGTTAGAGGGAAAAGTTAATCCGGGTAGTGAGTTTAATCAAGCAAGTAGGGAAGGAACTCTAAAAAAACCTACATCTACAGGTGATATACTAGCAACTATGAACCCTGATGGGACTTTAGAAATTTTTAGTAATACTCAAAATCAAAAAAATAAAAAGAGTATAGACCCAAATTTAGCAAGACTAGCACAAAGAATTGATATGTATAACAGGATGAACAGAGAAGAAACACCAATCAGAGACGTGACTCCTGCGATGACTGCTATGCCAGAATTAGAAGAAGTAGGTATACTAAGCGAAGATATGATGGGTAGTAACATGATGTCATTAAGAGATGTTACACCTTCCTTAGAACAGCCTAGCCTTAGAGATAAGCCTAAAAAACTTAGACCAACTATACGGTCAAGAATTAGTTCTGCTTTAGAAAATTTACTTGGCACAGCAGCTTTAGAAAGCACACTAACCGAAGACCAGATGAACAGGACCGTAATGCCCCTAAGAGATGTTACACCTGATTTAGCAAGACCAGAGATAACACTACAGCCAGAAGTAGAACCTTTAGAGTCTATCAAACAAACAGCTTCAGAAGAGCCAATAGCTTTTGACAAAAATAACTTTCCTATATACGATAAAGCCTCTAACAAGGCACAGTCATTTAGAGATGCTTTTAGAACAGCAAGAAGAGAAGGTAAAGATATTTTTTCATGGGACGGAAGGTCTTACACAACAGAATTAAAAAAACAATTAGGCGGTATGATACAGTATGAAGAAGGTGGTCCTCTTCATAGCCGTAGAATGTTCAACCAAGGCACTGGTTTTGATAAGAAAAAATCTGACCTAGATAAAGATGGTAAGATATCTGAGTATGAAAAGAAAAGAGGAATGGCTATTGCTAAGTCAATGAAGAATCAAATGCAGATGGGTGGTATGATTGGTATGCAACAACCCATGATGCAAAGACCTATGAATCCAGCCATGAATCTTAGCCCTATGCAAAGAATGGGTAACAATATGCCACCAATGATGTACCAAGAGGGTGGCAGCATTCTTCCTTCGTTAAATACACTTAGAAATATTAGACAAGGAGCTATGTCAGCATTAGAGAATGTTGGTATAGAAAATTTAAGACAAACAGCTATGGATACTTTAATGAACATGGATACCAGACCGCAGATTGAAAAAGATTTGTTTCAATTCGCACAGCCTGTTGAAGTTAAGGGACCACAAACTTACGGACCACCAGCCCCTAGAAAACAAAAAGAAATGCGACAAAAAAGCTCCGATTTAGATGAGCTTTTAAAAGGTTTAGTTATAGAAGTCAATCCTTTTACTGGCGACACCATTACAGAGCAATCTATAAAAGAAGAACTTGAAAGAATTAGAAGAAGAGTAGAACAATCTAAAAAGCCAAATATGCAAGAAGGTGGTATGATTTCTGGTAACAACTTAATGGGAGCTATGGCTAATGACAGAAGAGTAGCAGCTTTACAACCAGATGTTTACTCTTCTAGAATGCAAAACGGTATGACAGGTGCAGAAGCTATGGTAGTGCCAAAACTATCAGAAGCAATACTACCTGCTTATGGTATAGAGACCCCACTTTCAAAAAGACAAAGCGCTATGCTGAACAAAAATGCAGTTAGCCCAAGTGCTTTGAATCCTAACGTAAAAGGGCTAGTAAATAGATTGTTGGTACAAAGGTTAGCAAACGAGACCACTTAATGGTATTAGAAAAAGATAAAAGAGCGGATTATAACCAAGAACTATATCGTAGATACAGAGATGCTAGAAAAAGCTGGGATACCGAAGCTCGTTTTGATATAGATTTTTTTCATGGTAACCACTACTCTACAGAAGAAGTAGATGAGTTACAATCAAGAAACCAAGCTGATGTTCCAATGGACAGGATTGGACCAGCTATTGAAAAATTTAAAGCTGTTTTAACTTCACGTTCTCCAGCGTTTACTATGACACCCAGAGAAGATTCTGATGTAAAGATTGCTTCTCTATGGAGAGTTATCATGGGATATATCTGGGGTAACTCAAATGGTGATTATCAGTTAAAGCACGCAATACATGACTACGCTACAACAGGATTAGGTTACTTGTATGCGTATGTAGATGCAGAGTCAGATTTTGGTAGAGGTGATGTCAAGTTCACTTATGTCAATCCCTTTCGAGTATATGCCTCTCCTAACACCCGAAACCGCTGGTTCGATGATGCTGAAAGCATTATCCTCTCCACGATACTCACTGGTGAACAGGTCGTCAACCTCTACCCTGAATTAGGAGAACAAGAAGACCCAGAGACGGGAGAGACGCAAGTTGGTATTATACAGGATTTAGAAACTTATCTTGAAGAAGACTATCCTGATGCAATGAATGCTAATAATAAAAAAATATTTACACCGTCTGAGGTTAAGGATTTAGACTATTATGAAAGACAAAAATATCAGATATTAGAAAGATTCTACAAAGTCAAAGTTAATTTTTATCGCATCATAGATATACAGAACGGTGAAGAAGTAATTTTGAGTGAACCTGAGTATGCAGAGTTTATTGAAAATAATAGAGAGCAGATAGAAGCAGGTCAATATGAAGTTATACCGGTAAGACAAACTAGAGTAAAGGTTTGTGCGAGTATTGGTCAAGTAGTCCTTTATGAAACTATCTTAAACACTGACCATTATCCTATTATACCTTTTCCAAATGTATTTACAGAAAGCCCTTATCCAAAGTCAGATGTATCAAGGGCAAGACCTATGCAAAGGCTTTTAAATAAATTATGGTCATTAGCACTATCACACGCACAAGCATCTGGAGGATTAAAGCTATTAGTCCCACTGGGAAGTGTAGAAGACCTTGGTCAACTAGAAAGAGACTGGGCAAATCCAAACGCAGTCATAGAAGTAGACAGTACACAAGGTGAGCCACACTTTCCAGCACCTCAGCCGTTATCTTCTGAGTTTTACAGATTGATACAGCAGTGTGAGTTCTATATTGATTTCACATTCGGATTACCTGAGATGATGCACGGCTTTGCTGAAAAAGCACCAGAGACAGTGAGAGCTACAGAGAGAATGATATCTCTAGGCTCAGAAAGACCAAAGTCAAAATTAAGAGATATAGAGTTTAGCATCAACAGATTAGGACAGGTATTGTACAACCTATCCAAGGGTCACTATACATATAAAAAGATTTTTAGGCTTAACGAAGCCAACAATGATATTACAGAAGCAACTATCAATATGTACGATAAAAAGGTAGGAGCGATACTAGATATCAAAAAAGAAAAACATAATTTACAACAGCATGACGTTAGGATTGAGCCCGGGTCTACGCTACCAACCAACAAGTATGCAGAGCTTGGTGTATACATGGAGGCGTTTAGAATGGGCATCGTAGACAGAACAGAGGTTCTTAAAAAGAATCCTGAGATATTTGATAAGGAAGGTGTAATGAAAAGAACAGAAGAAAGACAGTTATTACAACAACAGATTGCTGCAATGACCGAGCAAATCAAGAATTTGGAGGGTGACCTCCAGACTGCCCAAAGGGAGTCCATAAGTGATAGAAAGAAAGTCGAAGTCGAAAAATTTAAGACTAGATTGAAAGATATCTCTGCGGACGCCAAAGCTGATAAGCGAGTTCAACTAAACAACCTACAATCAAAGGTGAAGCTCGAAGCGGAGAAATTAGCGAATGTTAGAAAAGACGCTAGTTCTGCTCCATAAGCTTAGAGACATCTGAAAGGAATATAATGGATAATCAACAAGTAGAGGCTACATCAACTGCTGACGGTTTGGTAGATGGTGGAGCTGATATAGTACAAGAAGTACGAGAACAGACAAACGCTAACTATGAGCAACAAGCTGAACAACCTGTAGACGAGGCTGTAGATTACAGTGCTCCAGAGGTTAATGTAGAAAGCGAAACAACTCAAGCAAATGAATGGGAAGTAGAAGCACGTAAGTTTCAATCTATGTATGACAAATCAAGCGCAGAAAATGAAAAGTTACGTAAGTTTCAACCTATCGGACAGCTGCTAGAGCAAAGACCTGATTTGGTAAATATGCTTCAGGAAAATATCAATGCTCCACAACAACAGCAACAGCAAGGTCAACCGGCTCTGAAACCGGAAGACTTTAACCCTTGGGATGCGTACTACAATGCAGAATCACCATCTTTTAAGTTCAGGCTAAATCAAGAGATGCAGCTTGCCAAAGATGTTGTAGATAATGCAATGGCGCAACAAAAGAGACAGATGCAAGAAGAAATAACCTATAACAATACAGTCAATGAGCTTAGAAACACTTATAAGTTTTCGGACGGAGACGTTCAAGAGTTTATGGGTTTTGTTACTCAGCCCAAAGAATCTGTAGGGTTATCTAATCTTGTCAAGCTATTCAGAGACGTAAAAAACAAAGGTAACGCTCCAGAGACAGCCCAAGCAGTACAAAATGCCCAACAACAGCCCAGAACAGCTGGGGTACTCCAAGGTGGTGCACCAAGTTCACCAAAGAGTACAGAAAATCAAGTATGGGATAATATTGTAAATGCCGGGAGTCGTACTAGCGTCCTTTAATTAATCACATAATGGAAGGAATGACAAATGGCAACATTTAATAATCCTCATCCCCTTAAGGTTGGAGACCCCGGTGCAGTTATAGACAGCACGATTCCTTCGAGACGACTGTTTAACTTTAGTGATAGAGTAGCAGACCTCGCTCCAGAAGAATCGCCGTTTTTTGTATACTTATCCAAGGTAGCCAAAGTCCCTACGGATGACCCACAGTTTAGATGGTTGAAAGACAGAAACAAGATTGACATGACAGATAGAAGTTTTCGTTTAGCAGCCGCTCACACTGTACCAGCTGCAGAAAGCACATTAACTTATACTGTTGAAACTGCAGGAAGTTCACAGACTTCAGTAGACTTTCTAATTAAAGGAATGGTCTTTGCTGTTGGTGAAACAAATTCAGGAACAAAAGAGCCTGAAACCGCAATCGTAAGAATAGAGAGTGCTCCTGACAATTCAGGCGACACTACTACATTTCTTGGTCGCACAATATCTGCAGCCACCGGTTCAACCACCGCTGCTGCTGACCAGACTTTATGTACCGTTATTGGTAGTGCATTTGAAGAAGGAACTGGTTCTCCAGACTCTTTCTCAAAGCATTTAGATAATGGTGTCGGATACTGTCAAATCTTTAAAACCTCTTGCGAGTTAACTAACACAGCAAGAGCTACTGTATATCGTGGATATGCTAGTGAGTTTGATAGAATCTGGAACTTAAAGTTACGTGAGCACAAAGTTGACATTGAAAGAGCTATGCTCTTCGGTCAAGGTGGTGTTGTAAATGGTATCTCTTACTCTGATGGTATTGTAGGAAGTATTGTTAAGAACTCACAATCACAGATTAAAGACAATGCTCAACTAAGCTACACAGAAGATAAATCATACTTCTCAACCCGCACAGACGCTGAGTTTACTTACGATGCGTTACTTGCTGACTTAGAAGTTGTTTTTGACCCTGCACGTGGCGGAGCTGGCGCAAAGCTTGCGCTATGTTCATTGCCTGTAATCACATTCTTTAACAAAATGGCAAGTTCTAGCACTTTCTTATCGTCAGTACACTCTGCTGCTAACCCTTTAATGTCGCAAGAAAAAGGTTCTTTTGGACATAAAGTGGTCAAGGTAGAAACTATTCATGGTGACCTGACCTTAGTAAAAGAGCCTCTATTTAGAGGTTTTGCTGCTGGATTCATGGCTATGATTGACTTAGACCAAGTTGCTTATAGACCTTTGATTGGTAACGGTGTTAACAGAGATACACACATTATGACCAATGTGCAGTCTGCCGATGAAGACCTGCGCAAGGATATGGTATTGACTGAAGCTGGTTTAGAAGTTTCTTTACCAGAAGCACACGCATTGTTCAACTTTGAATCTTCTTACACAGCACCATAATCTAGGAGGTAATGAATAATGAGAGCCGCAACAAGAGAAAAGAATAGTGGTAAAGGTGGATTTCTACAAAAAGTAGAATTAATCACAAAAGCTCGTACTTTGGCAGAAGCTGACAGTGGGAAGATATTTATGCTTTCTAATGCTACTGGCAGTGGGTACAGCATTACACTACCAACAGCTTCAACTGGCATAACTGGAACTTACTACAAGTTTATTGTAGAAGAAGAGACTCCGGGTCATGCTATTACCATAGCTGCAGGCAGTGCGATTGTTGATTTAGTAATGAAAGACCCCGGTGGTGATGCTTCCAATTCAACAGCAGGTACAGCAGTATCTAATATTGTAATTGGCACTTCAGCACAGCAAGGTGACTACATCAATATAATGTTTGTTAATGGTACTTACTATGCAGAAGCAATGTCAGGTATTAATAACGCACTAACCACTTCATAACCCTAAACAATACGGGTAACAGACTTGGATTCTGTGGGGGTTACTGAGAAAGAGTAGCCCCCGAACATCCTAAAAATTTAAAACAGGAGTAATTATGGCTGCTTATGGTAATTTAAAAGTAAAAGTTATGATACATCCCGGTAACCCCGGAGAGGAAGATGGTGCAGTAGGAACTATGGCAAGGGATATCAAGGATTACATAGCTACTTTAGATTCTACCAATAATGAAGTTTTATCTATCACGCATACACAATTAAATGGTGATAGAATTATGACATTAATTGTTGGAGGAACTTAATGCGTTGTCAGCATTGCAAAGCTGAGAATGAAGGTGGATGGTTTTATTGTAGAGAGTGTGGCAAAAGAGCGCACGCTCCTAGATATAGTACAGCCACAATTATAAGAGATAGTCGTTTTGCAACTGCAATACGCAAGGACCTTATTAACTTTAAAACAATGTCTATGGCAGAGGACATAGAGTCAAAGGGAGGAGAAATAAGTGGCAACATTTAGTGCACAAGTTGTTGATTTAATTGGCACTTTTAGCGATGAAACGGCGCTAGATACCTTCATAACAGAGGGTGCTAATCAAGTTATTGACGCTATGCCTCGACCTGTGCTGGAAAGGATAGCAGAAGAAACAACTGTAACTGATGGTACTACCACCTCAGAAGGTCATAAGATTTTGTATGTTCTTAAAAACGATGGAACAATAGACCAGCCCTGTAGGCAGATACCTGCTTATAAAAGAGGGAGGGTTCAAGATTCATCTGACATGGAGTTTGCTACCAATACAGACCCAGTATATTACATACAAGATGGGAAGATAAATATATTTCCAAATGGAAACGGTTTAATGGTTTCAGTTCCTACTTATAGTCAGTCTTCTCCTTTGGATGCAAGCGCTATATCTACCATAACAAACTTTCCTGATGAGTATGAGTATTTAGTTACCACTTACGCAGCTATAAAAGCATTAAATCAAAATTTATCTGCTTTGCATAGTAACTCTGATATTACAACTGCTTTAACGGCTATTAACACAGAAATAGACGAGACACTTACTATTGCAGACTTAATAAATACTCAGGTAGACGCAGCTGTTGTAGAAATAGCTGAAACCGTCACGAATGTAGACGCTAATGTAGATACCGCTTTAGCAGCTATGACAACCGCAGCTGGTAGAATTAATACAGCTGTTGGACTTGCTAACGCTGAGTTTGATAAGGGTGATGCTTTATTAGATTTAGGTGAAGCAGATACTGAGACAGATATAAACACTGCACTGACGGCAATAAATACCGAACTAGATGAAACTCAAGCAGTCTGTGATTTAATTAATACACAGGTGGATACCGCCGTAACCGAACTAACAGAAGCAACCGCTCTAGTAGATTCAGACATAGATACAGCAACTGCAGCAATAAACACGGCTGTAGACAGGGTAAATACAGCTGTTGCGTTAGCTAATACGCAGTTTGATAGCGCAGTCACCGCAAATACAGCAGAAGATGTAGAATTAGCCTCATCTCATATAAACGCTGGAGGTGGCTTTATATCTGAGGCTCAAGCAAGTCTTTCAGAGGCTCAAGGATTTATTGGCGAAGTGTCCGCCAGAGTAAATCAAAGTAATGCGCAAGTAGGTGTTGCTAGTGGTTTTTTATCAGCTGCTCAAGGGTATTTAAATGAGATACAAGCAAAAATTAATATAGCATCTGGATACTCAAGCGAAATACAAGCTAGACTTGCTCAAGCTCAAGCTAAAAGAGAAGAATCTAATTCTAGAATACAGCTAGGTAATTCCTATCTATCAGAAGCAAATGCTGCTGCTAATGAAGTCCAAGCTTTTGGCAATGAAGTATCTCAAAGATTGGCACAAGTTGGAGCTCAAGGAAACGTAGCTGCAAGCTATATTAATGCTGCCACAGGCTATGCAAACGAAGTACAGTCTAAGCTTGGAATAGCAAGTGCTTATGCAAATGAAGTACAGGTCAGGTTAAATGTTGATAGCACTGAGTATACTTGGTACGAAAGGCAACAAGCAAAGCTACAAGCTGACTATGATAAAGGTATACAGCTACTAAGGAGCGCATAATGGCATTGACATTGTTAAATCTAAATACATCTCCATCTGCTACATTGGTAACATTAAATACAAGTCCTAGCTGTACACTTGTTAACTTAAACACATCTCCAAGTTCTACATTGGTAAGTCTTAATACCAGCCCTAGTTCAACTCTGGTTACTCTAAATACAAGCCCTAGTGCAGTATTATCTGGCTCTTGGGCAGGTGTAGCTAGTAATTGGGAATCTGAAACTAAAACTTGGAAGCAAATAGGTATGCTTGGAAAGGACTCTGACTGATGGCTGTTATAAGTTTAACTGTAAAGAAGATTATATCTAGAGTAAGACAGGCTTTTCCAGATGCGCCTGAAACTTATATTTTAAACTTAATAAACGAAGCATTGGTGGAAATGGGTAAGTACAATACAAAGGTTGAATATGCAAAACTTACCACAGTGGCGAATCAACAGTGGTATACTCTTAGCGACAGTAACGCCGGTGTAGAAATTAACAAAGTATACCGTGTTGACTTTATGGATTCAGATGGAACATACGTAAAGATACCAAGACTTTTAGATAACGAAATACCAACAATGGATATAGACTAATGGCAAGTACATACAATTACCCAGAAGATTATATTACATGGTTTATAAAAGGCAATCATTTAGCAGTAGTTACACTGAAAGGTGATTCAGAAGGAACATATCACAGTAAGTATGGGCAATACAAACCTATCGATGAAGCAGTTACTAACGGACTGTTATTGCATTATTATGCAGAGCCTAATGCTGTCACAGCGATTACTGACACCCCAGATGTGGATAATGTGTTTCATACGGCTATTGTGGATTATGTAAAAGCAAGATTATACCAAGATAGAGCGGGCAGAACAAACGATGGTGGAGTTGCAAGTGTAAGCTTAAATCTTGCACAACTACACGAGAATAAATTTAGCGAATCAGTAAAAAGAAATGGAATGCAGAAGCGAGACAAGACCGGTGGACCACGTAGAGTCTTGATGGCTGACTTTACCTAACAAGGAAAATATTATGGCAGATATCAGAAAATTTCAAACACATGAGGTGCTCAACAAGGTTTTAAATACTGGTGAGGACGCTCTAAAGGTTGACATTGATAACGTAACACTGACTACAGAAGGCGGGGACGTTGCAATAGATGTAGCCCTAGACAAAGCAAATGATACTATCACTGTATTCTCTAATACCACCAAAGATGGTAGTGGCACTAGCTATGTTCCTTTAGTAGATAGTGATGGGCATTTACAAGTAGATGCTTTGTCTACTGCTTTACCTAGTGGAGCAGCCACTGCAGCTAATCAGGCAACTATTATAGGTCATGTAGATGGAGTAGAGACTTTAATTACGTCTAGTAACACTAAATTAGACACATTGGAAACAACCCTTACCGCTATAGAAACAGACGCTGCGGCGATAGAAACATTGCTAACAGGTATTGACGCTGACACTGACGCTATAAAAACCGATGCTGCAGCGATAGAGGTTTTGATAACATCGACTAATTCAAAGATAGATACATTTGATGCTGTTTTGGATAATATTCTTGTAAAAAACACTGAAATAGATACAGTATTAGACAATATCAAGACTGACACACAAGCAATAGAAACAGATATGGCAGCTATCGAGACCTTATTAACTGCTGCAAATGTAGACCACGCCGCTAACGAAGTATTGCTTACTACTATTGATTCTGATACTAATGATATTAAGACTGCAACAGAATCGTCAAACACACATCTAGGTAATATGTTTTACGATACAGCTCTTGCTGTTACACCTAGTGATAGCTCTGACCTATCTGGTGAGCCTTATTTTGCAGTATGGGTAGGAACAGGTGGGAATCTAAAAGTAGATATGTCAAGTGGGACTGGAACTGTGACTTTAAATAATTGTGCATCTGGTCAGTTAATACCTATTATGGTTGAAAGAATATATGCAACAGGCACAACAGCTTCTAACATTATAGTGTTTAAATAATGTTAGCGTGGACTAGAACATCTTTAAACTTTTTAAAGTCAGTATATGACGTTATTTGGAACATTACCCGACTTAACTGGGAAGAAGACAATGTTAAGTGGGAAGAACATACAGGATAAAAAATTATGGCAGATTTATCAGGACAAACTATAGCATCGAGTTACGAACAGTTATTATCACTGCCTGATGGTGGAGGTAATGCAAATACATTAGTAGCTGTAACTGATGGAGATGGGGGCACAACATTTGGAATAAAATTAGCTACTAATAAAGTAGAGATTATACCGGGCTCTAATGATACAAATGCTTTTGAAGTATCTCAAGCAGATGGTACAGCAGTATTAACAGTTGACAGTACAAATGCTAGAGTTGGTATTGGTGGGGCACCAGCTTGGAATTTGCAGGTAGGAGACCAGACAACAATATTTGGTGCCAATTTAGGCTCTGATGGTGTTTTAATAGCACCTAACGCTAACAATACAAGACTTATTATAGAGGGTCAAGTTGATGCTTCGATTATCTTAGTTGATGATGGTGCGGCTGACAACGATGAAGCGATGATGATTCAAACTGTCGATGGAACTACCAAGTTTAGGTCTATTGCTGAAGATACTGCGGCTGTAAAAGATAATATTTTATGCTTAGACCATGGTACTGGAAATGTTGGTATTGGAACCAGCTCACCAACTGGAAAGCTATCAATCGCTGGGGCATCTGGAGTAGCATCAAACGTCTATATAGATAATCATGCTGGTGACCAAGATGGTGCAAACATTATTTATAGAAAAAGCAGAAATACTTCTATTGGCTCTCATACAGTTGTACAAGATGGTGATGATTTAGGCTCTATATTATTTCAAGGCTCTGATGGTAATTCTTATGAAACTGGGGCAATGATTGTTACAGAAGTAGATGGCACTCCAGGGGATGGGGATATGCCTGGAAGATTGCTTTTTAAAACAACTGCTGATGGTGCAAGTTCAGCAACTGAAAGACTACGCATTGAAAGTAATGGTGCTTTTAGGATTGGTGGCGATGGCTCAGACCAGACTACAAAATGGCATACTGGTTCTGCTTATGTAAATGCAAAGTTAGATGTAAGACAATTAGCGATAGCATTTAGTGGTACAGATAAAATCACTTCAGATACTAATGGTAATACTACTTTTGGTGCTGATTTAAAGGTAAGTAGGGCTAATGATGGTGGTGATGTTCATTTCCAAATTATAAATAGTGCTGGTGGTGTATCATCAAGCACTCAAGAAACAACAAGTTTAAAATTTTTACATGGTAAGGCTGGAACATCAGGTTCTGGTGCTTCTAATGTAGATATGGGAAAAATTGTTGTTGGTAGAGAAAGCACTAATGAAAATGATTCAGCAACAGATGGATTTATGGCTTTTCATACTACAGAAAATGATAGTGTTTCTGAAAAAATGAGAATAAACAGTTCTGGACAAGCCCTTTTTTCTGATGGTTCTGCATCTGACCCATCTGTATCTTTTATAAATGATGATGATACTGGCTTATATAGTGGAGGCACTGGTGCAATAACATTTGTTTCTCAAGGTAATAGAGTTCTTGAGTTGCAATCCTCACTACTTGCTCAATTTAGTGGAGATATAGATATAAATGGTAGTGGCACAAGACAAATAAAATTTAACGATAGTGCTGTATCAGAGGGTGCTATTGTATTTAATGAGATAACAAATGGTTTTATTTTTAAAGTTGGTGGCACAAGTAGTGCTGGGAAAACAGATGCTTTGCATATACAAAATGATGGAAAGGTGGGTATTGGAACCAGCTCACCCTCACACCTTTTAGAAATTTCTCAAGATGCTTCATCATATCCAGTTCTAATAAAACAAAATCAAGGTGATGGTCTTTGTTTAGATGTATTTGCATCTTCATCCGACCAAGCTTCAAATGATGCCATAATAAGAGCAAGAACAAACCATGCTACACTTTTACAGCTTATGAATGATGGTCGAATGATAGTTCAACAAAATCATTTACAGGTCGCTGGTGCTGTGATACCAGGAACTGCAAATGAGGCAGATAATAATAAAATATTTACAAGTTCAAGTGGAAGTAGTTCAACCCCTATGTTTGTAGGAAACGCTCAGATACAGGTTTCCTCTGATAAGAGATTAAAAACTAATATTAGGGATACAGAGATGAATCCGATAGAAACCCTAAATAAACTAAGAATTGTTGATTTTGATTGGGATGACCCAAGTGATACAAGTTGGAATAATAAGATGGCAAGGGTTGAGAATGGTGGTCAATGGTCTGGTATACTTGCACAAGAAGCAGTTGAAGTTGTTCCTCATATAATAAATGCACCAAGAATAGAGGAAACACTTGAGTTAGACCACAAGAGTAAAAATACATGGCAAGTTGAATACGAACACTTGGTTCCAACATTAGTAAAAGCAGTTCAAGAGCTATCTGCAAAAGTAGAAGAATTAGAAAATAAATTAGGAGAATAAAATGGCAACAACATGGAAAATAGATAAATTAAAATACTATACTTCAAAAAATAATAAAAATAATGTTGTTCATAGTATAGACTATATAGTTTCTGATAACAAAAAAGTAGAAGATAAAATATATTCTTATAGTCATTATGGATATTTAAATATTGACTTAGAAATTGTAGAAGCTGTAGACGAAATACCAGAAGTTCCAGAAGTTTTATACACAGATAAAGACACTTTGCTTGTAGATAAAGCAGTCAAAGTAGGCGATGTAAAAACACCAGCTGTGCCAGCAGTACCAGCTGTTAAAGCTAAAAACCCTTGGGCTAATGTAGATTTTGTTAAATACGATGACTTAACTGAAGATGTTGTTATTGGATGGGTAAAATCTGCTTTAGGAGAAGATAGGGTTCAAGAAATAGAAGATGATATTACAGCTCAAATAGATGCACAAGAAAATCCACCTGCACCTACAGAAGGTAATGGTGTACCTTGGTAAAAAATAATTGTGAATGTTGTTGTTGCTGTAGTTGCAAAGATGAATGAGGCTGTTAAAAGTTTTTTTAGAAGAACTGGTAAGTTTTATAATGGTGTTATTGTTGCTCTGCTGTTTGTGTGTGTATTCGTTTGGGCTTGCAATGATATTTATTTCGGAAAAAGTCAGAGGGAGATTGAAGAAGAATTAATGCGCTCTATCTTTGAGGTAGATTCGTTAATAATGGACATAAAGCTAACGCTAGGAGATTCTAGCATAATACAAAAATAGGAGTATAAAATGGCAAACAAAGAAAACAAAGCTGTTTTAAAAATAGACGATAACGAATATCTGGTTGAAGACATGACTAATGAACAGAAAGCACTGTACAATCATTTAGCTGACATTACAAGAAAGATAGAGACCATGTCTTTTAACTTAGAGCAATTACAATTCGGAAAGGGAGCTTTCGTCAACGCTCTTAAAGAATCCTTATCAAAGGAGAAAGAAGAAAAGTAAATGTTAGAAACTTATGCTGAATACGGAGCAATGGGTGTGGTCATAGTTTTGTTTGGCTATATGGTGTTAAATCTAATGTCAAGCCAGAAAGCGCAGAACGAAGACTTAGATGATATTAGACAGGCTAACGCAAAGCTAGAAACAAAGATGGGAAATGTAGAAAGCATAGTTTTAAAAATGTTGGACCGCTGGAACAAGTCGGATGAGACAAGTCAAAGGCACAGGGAAGCGATAGTATCAGAGTTAAATGATGTGACCGATGACTTGTCTTATATAAAGGGAAGGATGAACGGTAAAGGATGATGAGTGATACCCTAAAAGCAGTAGGCAACGGGACAATAGGAGTAAGTGTTTGGTGGGTAAATCTGCCAATGATAATACAGACAATGGTATCGGTGGCAACATTGATATACATTATAATCAAAATAACAAAAGAGGTTAAAGGAGCATAAAATGCCATATCATAAGAAAAAGAAAATGGGTCACGGCGGTAAGGTCAAAAAGAAAATGGGCGGTGGCATGGTCAAGAAAAAGATGATGTCAGGTGGAATGGTCAAGAAGAAAAAAACTATGAGAAAGAAGAAGTAAAATGAATTTAAAAGAAATGTTAATAGAAGCTGCTGAACTGCAAGCTGACGCAATTAAGAATAAAATGGTAGACCAACTTGGCTCCGATGATATGGCTCAGAAGATAGCTACCAAGATTAATGAAAAAATTGACATACCTTTTGTGTCGGAAGAAAAAGAACAGATATTCTTTGAAAAGTGCGTTGATATTGTTACTGACTTACTAGAAGGTATTATCAAGGGAAAGTAATGCCGAGGTTTAGCAAAAGAAGTTTAGGTAGATTGGAGACTTGTGATGAGCGATTACAGGAACTATTTGAAGAAGTTGTTAAGAGATTCGACTGCACCATCATTGAAGGTCATAGAGGCGAGGAAAGACAGAACGAAGCATACAGAAAAGGGAACAGCAAAGTTAAGTACCCAAATGGAAAGCACAATAAATTACCTAGCATTGCTGTCGATGTTGCTCCTTATCCTATTGACTGGTCTGACCGTGATAGGTTTCACTATTTTGGCGGATATGTTATAGGTATTGCACAACAGATGGGATTAAACATTCGCTGGGGTGGAGACTGGGACCAGGACACAAAAACCAAAGACAATCGATTTGATGACCTCGTACACTTTGAGATTAAGGAATAATGCCAAAGCAGTTTAAGACATACACACGCTTTGATGGTGGTCTGAACACAAAGACCAATGCTCGTTCTATACAAGATAACGAATTAGCGCAAGCTAACAATGTTATTGTAGATGAGCTGGGTATGGTAAAATCAGCTGGCAAAGCTATCGACAACGATAATAACTATACTGACCCTAGTTTAGGCGGGGCTATGCAGGCAGGTTACGGTTTATTTCAAGCTGTTATGGATTTTAAATTAGATGGTACAAATACACCTAGTGTGTTTACATTTCTTGCTGACCCAAGTTCCTCTACAAAAATTGATATAAGCGAAGACCAAGCCCCATTTTCTAAGAGCGGTAGCTTTGATGCAGACGAGATTGATATGAATGTAACAAGTGTGGTTGCTGGATTCACAGGAGGTCAAGTAGTTTATGATATAGCAGATGGAGCAGTTAGGTTATCGGATGCTGCTTTTGGAGCAACAAATACCACAAAGATATATCAGTTTGTTAAGAGAAAACTTTGGCTTGATGACGACGGAACACAGTTGGTAGTTGATGGCAGCTCTACACAAACTATATCTCAGTATGTGAGCACTTTTAGTGGACTGTATAGACCCTTTGAAAACCCATTTATAACAGGTGCGACTGTTACTGGCTACCCTACTAACGGTGGCTTAGTTATGACTGGAGATATTACTCAGAGTGGTTCTAATAACGACACTACTGTTGACGGAAGCCCGGGAGCTGGATTAGGGTCCGCTCACGAAGGAGCTCTTGATACTGGAGGCTTTATCTTAATAAACCTAGAAGATAGCTCGGAGCACGCTATATCCAGTGCAAATAGTTCTGGTGTCTTAACATTAGCAGACACAGTTAGCACGAGCGCTGGTAACGACAATTATATCGTAGCTCCAGACCCCGGATTTGGATTTAATATAGAAGTGACGCAACCCGGTGCTGGAACAATGACAGCTGGGACGTTTGAATTTGCACAAACATTTATATACGACGAAAGGCAAGAGTCTTTACCATCTGAAATGAAAGGCACCATAACGATAGGCGCTGACAAATACTTAAACCTTAGAATTATTGCTACTAACGGATACAATAAAAGAATTAGTGGCGGTAGAATATATATGAGAGATAGCACGACTAAAGGCGAATATCAGCTAATTGCAGACATTGACCTGTCAAAGGGTTGTCGCTCTAGCTTAGAAGGGGAATATACAGGTTGGACAGTAGCATTTTCTCAGTCTAAGGTGTTACATTGCTCTGTTAACATATCAGTCAACAACATAGATACATTTGAAACCTTAAATGGATACACCTCTTCAGTTTTTACAAATCATATAGCCTCCAGTACAGCTTCTGGTTATAAGACAAGCGTGGTAACAAATAGAAGAAAGTTTATAGCAAATGTAAAAACACTGGATTCTACCGGTAGTGTTGTGCATCAACCTGATAGGTTGTTATTTAGCGATATAAATAAGTTTGACACAATACTGCCTACTAGCTTTATTGATATAGGTGTGAATGATGGTGAAGAATTTATAAAACTAGAAGCCTATGCCGATAGATTGCTTGCCTACAAGAATAGAACATTGTATGTAATCAATATTGGTGGAGGTGCGGATACTCAATGGTTCTTAGAAAGCTCACATCAAAATATGGGCGTAGAGTTTCATGCTGCTGTTACAAAGACACCTTTTGGTGTATGCTGGGTAAATAAAAATGGTTTATATATATATGATGGAAGCAGAATACAAAACTTGCAAACAAAAATTATAGAGGACCAGTGGTCTAGTTTTGTAGATGTTGATACAATGATAGGCTATGAGCCTACTCATAAACATTTAATAATTATTAGAAACGCTGGACTGGCTTTCACTGACAGTACTTGTGATTATAACAATGACCCGACTATCACGATGGATAGTACCGCAGCTATAGCTCCGGGCATGACAGTTAGTGGTACAGGGATTCCCACTGGTGCAAGTGTACTTTCTGTTACAAACTCTACTACGTTTGAGCTTTCTGTATCTACAACTGGAGGTAGTGTTACTAATGGGACACTTACTTTTAACGGACACGCAGATGCTAGTGACAATGGAGATGCTTATATATACAGCTTTATCAGTAAATCTTTTACTTTCGTAGAAGATTTAGTAGCAAGCAACATAAAGACAAATCCAATAACAGATGTTTATAACAAGATGACAATGGCAGTAAGTACAAATGAAATAATCTCCTACGATGGCGAACCTGATTCTGGAACTACATTTGACATTAAGTTAAAAGATGATGACTTTGGATTACCCGGTGTAGTAAAAAAAGTATACGGAGTCAGTGTTGAGTATGCAAGTGACAATGACAGTACTAATGGACTGAAGTATATACACACAGATAGCTCTGGGGTAAAGCAAGCCGTAGCAAATGGAGGCACATTATCTGATACTGACAATGATTTAGATGTTAATAATGTAACATTCAGTAGCCCGTTATCAGTGTCATCCTTTCAAGTGCAGTTAGATTTAGATGGTAGCAGCGTTCACAAGATTAATAATGTATCAGTAGAATATAGACCAACAAGTAAGAATGTAACATAATGGCTATAGACAGGGAAAAAAGATATTTATATAATACTAAAGGTATTAAAACTAAATTACAAGTAGGGGTACCAGCTAAAAATACTGGCAATGACGGCGAAGAGCGCATAGTAAAGACTAGCGATGGCAAACTCAGGTTGTATAGAAAACAACTGGGAGCATGGTACTTTTTAGAATTTACGAGGACTTGATATGGCAAAAAGTTTAATGGAACTATACGGTGGCGGTATGACAGGCAGACCTACCAACTACCAATTAGGAGGTAGGATTGCTCGTTCTAACTTAGAAAGAGCAGTACAGACAGAGCAAAGAGCATTACAAAGAAAACAACAGGAAGCTGCACGAAAAGAGGCTAGAGCTACGGGTCTTGGTACAATACTAGGAGGTTTGGGCTCATTCGCCGGTTCTTTTATCCCAATACCCGGTGTAGGAACTGCGCTTGGTAGCGCTATAGGTAGCGGGCTTGGAGCTGGACTTGGTCAGCTATTAGGTGAGAGTACCTTTAAAGGCACAGATGTTGGTGAGGGTAGGTTTTTAGCAGGAGACAGAGAAGACTTACAAAATGTCGTTGATGACTTTAAAAGTAGCCTAGGTGAAAGAGCGTTAGCAACCGGCGTTTCTAAGTTTGCTCAAAAAGCAGCTATGAATTTGCCCGATATAAGAGATGAACTAGGATTAGGACCATATAAATTAAGAGAGTTATTACCTGACGAGGTCTACAATGATTTAGTTAATATACAAAACGCTGATGCCAAGGGTATAGACGTTACCGGTACAATTTTTGAAGAATTACCGAATGATGGTATGTTGGCTGATGAACTCATAGACGATTTAGATTTTAGTTTAGACCTGCCAGAAAATATGGATTTACCGGCTTTGCCAACGACAAAAGGGATGGGTAGTCCTTTTAATGTTCCCGGTCAGTTTTATGAAGATGACCCATTAATAGCGCCTGCTCCTAGTGAATTAATGCTTCCGTTTAGAGGTGGCGGTCTCTTGGGCATGATGTTACCACAAATGCAGGTAGGTGGAATGTTAGACCCTTTTGAAATAGATAGGTTTGAAGTTGGCGGCGAAGGTCAAGGGGCTATGCAAAATCCGTTACCAATACCTCCACCACCTCCCCCTCCTACAACAAGCTCTCCCTATACACCCGGATATGGAACTGCGACAACGATAACCGGAGCATTGGGTCAATTAGGTATGCAGGATATAGCAAATGACCCTAGACTGCAACAATACATGAGCGAGCTACCGCAGTTTGGTATGGGCTACGCACAACAGTTAGGGGATATTCAACTTGGTGCGCAACAGTCAGCAAGAAATATTAGGCAGCAATCAATGCAAGCAGCAGGACAAAGAGGCTTTTCTGGTAGCGGAATAGGTCAGTCTCAACTATCAAGAACTTTTGGTGACTTAACATCTGATGTTGCAAGACAAAGACGTGGTGTTATTGAAGGGTTTCAAGCTGATTTACTTGGAGCTATTGGCGACATAGAAAGGCTGGGTCAATTTGAGTTTGGAAATAGAGCATTTACAAGCGACCCAACATTACAAGACCCAACAGAAGAGATAAAAAGAATTGCAACGGAAAAAAACATTACAGAAGAAGAGGCGGAGCAAGAATATGAAAGACAAAGAGATAGGGATGAAAGAGGAATGTATGGTTAATCGTTTACAAGGAGTAAAAAATGCCCGGACATAGACCAAAATTTGGCGACACTTTAATACCTACATTAGCAAAAGGTATCGCTAATATAGATAGTTTAGCGCAAGCCGCAATAAAAGCTAGAGAAGCAAAAGACGAAAGAGAACAACAGCTGGCTTTTGCTAGGGAAGAATCGCAGAAAGATAGAGCTTTTCGACAGCAACAATTTGAATTTAACAAGAATCAAGCTGACATCAAACTCATGGAAAGATTAATAGACTCAGTAGATGAACCCTACCAAAAGGCAGCCATTGCTAAAAGATATGGTGACTTTGATTTAGAAAAAGTATACCTTACACAGGATGAGAAATTAACAAATCAAAAAGATTCTCTCAGGGATTTTTACCAATTAACAGAGCCAAAAGAAGTTATACTTGGAGCTGCCAGTGCACTTGGTACTTTAGACCCAACTAGCAATGCGTTTTCTCAAGTAATGCAAAGAAGAGATGAGGCTTTAGAAAGTCAAAGAATAACACATAAAAAGCTTATGGAAAACACTGGGTTTGCAGCTAGATTTAACATGATTGACACTCAGTTAAAATCACTCGGACAGAAGCCTGAATTTTACGAATCAGCCTTAAATAGAATTGATTCTCTTGTAGCAGAGTATAGTTCTCCAACCACCCCAACAGGGGAAGGACAAGGTGAGAAGATAGGGGCTGCCTTGATTGCTGATGACCAAGATGTTTTAAGTGAAGCTTTTTTAAAAACGATACCGGGAGTCTCTTTAAATCTAGAGGATGGTACTACGATACCTGAGGCTGACGAGACAGGCTCTAATATAGAGCAGGTGGCAACAGCTACTTTAGAGCAAAGCACTAAAGACATCCGAGCTCTTCAAAGTATGGTAAAGCAACTCAATACTCAAGTAACAAATTTAAACAAAATAAAAGGGGTAGGCGGACTACCAAAAAATGGGGAACAAACGCTTGAGTATTTGACGCAAGCTTTGGCAAGAACAACGGACCAGTTAAAAGAAGCAGAAGAAATTCAAAGGCAATCCAAAATTTTGACTGAGCCCTATGAAAGGGAATCCAGAAGGTTGGCTTATAAGCCTCCCGGAGACTTTAAAACAGTATTTGAACAAACTGCTACCGACCCTTTTGGCATAGCAAGGACATTGAATTTAGATAAATAATTAATGGCAAGTTATAATATAACGCAAGAGGAAAGAGATTATTTACAATCAATAGGCGGCGCCTCTTCCTTACAAAATGAAAAGCTGTACGGATTTATACCGGGTAGATGGCTACCTGATTGGGTAAAACAGGGCTACAATCAGAGTATAGAGGGCATGGCTCAACAGGTTGCAAAAGGCAAGCCCGTCTTTACAACAGACCAATCTTACGACCCTAATATGCTAGAGGATGTTGCTGCTACTGTTGTAAGCTTTTTAACACCTACTGATTTTGCAGCTATGGTTTTAGGTGGAGGAGTAGGTGGTTTAGCTTTAAAAGCTGCAACAAAACAAGGCGCAAAACAGTTAGTTAAAAGTGGTTTAAAAAAAGAATTATCAGAGGAAGCGACTAAAAAAGCATCTTCAAAGGTCTTAGCTCAAGCAAGAGACAGGGCTGTTACCGGAGCAACTGGGCTTGGTTTTTATTCTGGTTTACAGTCTGCTTTAGGACAAAAAGTTACAGATGGTGATATTGAATTTACAAAAACCTTAAAAGACATAGCTACGGGTGCGGCACTAGGAGCTGGAACCGGGGCTTTAAATGTAGTAGCTAATAAAACTGCATTAAGAAGAGGTCTGTCTAATAAACAGGCTCTTGCTGCAACTAAAGCTACTGAATCAGCTTTTTTTGGAACAATAAATCCTATTTTAGAAGGCGAGCTACCCTCTGCAGAATCATACATACACGCCGCTGGTGTAATAGGTGGTATGACACTATCTACTGCTGCTGCAAAAAGAATATTTAAGCCAAGGACAAGGGGCGTAGAAGGTGAAGAAGCGGCTGAAGTATACAGGGAAAGCGCTAAAGCAAGCGCCGATAGAAGGGCTAAAGAAAAATCACAAAATGAAATATGGTCGAATAAAGAAAAAGATGTTAAGATTACTAGCGATTGGACGGGAAAGGATAAAGACTCATTAGAGCTCAGAATTAGAGAAGTAAAGAAAGACGGTTCACTGGGAAAAGAGCAAACAGTTTTAAAGAAAGACTTTTTTGCAAGCGAATCTCAAGGTGGCTATATATTAAAAAGAAACGCAAACAGACAAGACGTAGCTGGTTTAATAAGAAGCGCTGTTTTTAAGATAAAAAAGAAATTAAACATGGATGACAGCACCTTTAGGCAAGTCGTAAATAATGTATCAGGAAAAGATTTTGCAGAAAAAATAAGTTTAAATCCTGCTAAAGCTAAGAAAAAAATTAAAAGCACTAACTTTGATGAAATAAAAAATAATAGACAAGCTCAAGAGCGTATGCTTAGAGAGATGGAAAAAAGATTATATATAGAGAATCAGGTAAAAAGATTCAAAGACAGTGGCTCACAGTTGTATGAAGTAACTGGAAAATCTATATTTGAAATAGCTTTGCCAAAGCCTGTTTATAGCATATTGACCTCATTAAAACCATTTGGGACTCCCCCTAAGGATAAAAGATTTCAGCCTTTATTTCAAGACGTAAAAAAAGATTATTTTATTATGGACAGGGACAGGGGTACCTTGACTCAAGACTATATGTATAAATTTTCCCAAGCTAAATATGTGACAAGAGACGGTAACATAGTAAAAGGTCTTGATAAGTTAACAAAAAAACAAAGGATAGAACTTGGCGAAGACCTGCAAAATAAGAACAAAAGAGAACAGGTTAAAGAGTATAGAGATATATTAGATAGGATATACAAAAACTCAGAAAACGCAGGAATTAAAGTAGAGAAATTTTTAGAAGATTATTTTCCAAGAAAGATTAAAAGAAAGTTACTGCAAACACTAAGAGATGATATAGATAAATTTGGAGATTTTGATTCAAGGACTATGTCTTTTAACTTAAAAGATAAAGTTGGATTTGAAAGAGCCCTTGTAACAGCCTTAGAAACTAATCAGCTTTCTGAAACAACTATAAAAGCTATCAGGTCACTAAGGGAGCAAATAGCTAAGGGTAGGAAAACAGATGTGTCGCAGGTTAGGAACTCAGAAGCTTTTGAGAGGCTTAGAAATGAGGTGTTTAGTGAAATAATTTTTACTAATAAGAATCTAGAGGTAGCTAGAAAACAATCCACTTTACCTGATTTTTTCTTTGAAAAAGATGCGGGTACTGTCTTGAGTGACTATGCAGCCGGAGCTGCAAAGCGTATTGCCTTTGTAAGAACTGCAGGAAAAAAGGGTGAAATAGTTTTTGGAAAAATAAAAGCATTAAAAGATTTAGGTGGTCACAACGAAGCTGAGGGTCTTTATAAGGCTATAGGCTCTATAACTGGTGCGTTAGAGGTTGATAGAAGATACAACTGGAGCCCAAAAGCAAAGGGTATTTTAAATGATTTAGTTAATATACAGGTCGCTACAAAGATTGGTCTAGGATTTGCTACTATTCCCAACTTGACGCAATCCTTTATATCTAGTGTTCTAAAGGCTGGTTATGGTCCCTTTATTAAAGGCTCATACAGGATGTTAACAGATAAAGAGTACAGAAGAAATATACGTAGATATGCAGGGTCTAACTCTTTAGAGTTGCAACAAATGCTTGCTGGTTTCAACCCCTCTGATATGAGTTTTACTGCTAAGATAGCAGATAGAATAACCTTTTACTCTGGTTTTCAGGGTATTAACAAGTTGAACAAAACAGTAGCTGCATATACAGGATATGAAGCTGCTTTGAAATGGCAAAGAATTGCTAAAACTTCAAAGATAGCGACAAGGAGGGAGTGGGCTAAGTCAAACCTCAAGCAACTTGGAGTAGACAATATAAATAAAAAGATTACACAAAAGGGATTGGCTGGTGCAATGTATGAGTTTTCTAGAGATACGCAATTACAGAGAAATGTATTTAGAGAACCTTTGTTCTTTAACGACCCTCGCTTTCAGCCTTTTATTTTGTTTAAAAGATTTGGCTACAGGCAGTTTGAGTGGATAGCAAGTGAGCTAAACAAAGAATTAAGATATGGGAATGCTGCTATACTGTTAAGGCTAGGTTTAGCTGGCATTGCAGGAGGTACTGCAGTAAACTTTGCAAGGAACGGTTTAGCCAATGTACTTTCTGGGAAATATGATGAAGATATTTTTGGAGCAGATATTGGCTCTGCAAAAACTGTATACTCTGAAGCCTATTCGTTTACTGAAGACGGAAAAAATTACACAATGCGAGATTTTATAGATTCCTTAGCCGCTGCTGGAGCAGCCGGTTTGGTCTCAGATATAATAGCTAGTGAAAGCAAATGGAGAACCTTAGAGTTTGTAGCTAAACCAGCTATCGTCCAAGACGCATCTAAAGCGTACAAAGCTTTGCAGGCATTAATATCGGATATTGATACTTTTGGACCCACCGGGATTGTCCTTAGAAGAGGTGTTAAAAATGTTGCTCCCATGTTTGGAAGTGTCGCCAGAAGAGTTCTTGAAAGATTTGAAACCGAGGGGCAAAGAACTAATTACGTGAAGTTTAGATTGGGCAGAACTAGAGCTAGGATATTAGATGCAATGATAGAAGGCGATACAAACTTAGCTAATAGATTAATTAGAAGTTGGAACAGTTCATTTCCTGACAGAATATTAACTTACGATGACATAGGACCGGAAGCTATCAATCAAAGATTAATGAATAAGTATAAGAAACAAATGAACCCTTAATAATAGGTAACTTTCATTCTCTGCATTTTACTAGGGTTCAAAGCGTAGTATTCATTCTTCTTTTGCTTTTTAAATTTAGCCTGTTCTTTCTTTTCCATTTCAAGCCAACACTTTTCTAGTGAATCTACTCTTGTTTCATAGCCTGTTATCATTCCACAATGTAAATAGTTTGTAGAATTATAGCTGTCTGTCATAGGATTCCAGTTTGATTCTCCGCACATTGCGCACTTAGAATCTACCAAAGGGCATTTTATGAACAATGTTTTACTTTCTGTATTTTTTTGTAAACTTGTAGACAAAAACACCCCCTAATTTAGCTTATATGACGATAAAAATAATATTTTGATACAATATATAGCTGTGGGGGATAATGCGAAATTACCCCCGTTACAGCCTTTATTCAAGCTTTTTCTAAAAAGGGTCGTCATTACTCTTTTTATTGCCGAATTTCTCTGATGGTTCCTTAAAACTCATGTAAAAATACTCATCACCCTTCTGAGTTTTCTTTCTCCACATAGCGAACTCCATCAAGCTGTCTCCAACCTTACCCTTTCCTGTGAAATCTGGTTGGTTCTCACCGCTTTTCTTTCCGTTAAAAAATACCGTAGCAGTATTTGGTTTATGTTCAAATGCCATTCTTGGCTCCTTTCGTTTGTTAATTTTTAGCGGGCTACTTTTACGCCACAGATTGTTCAAAGTCTTAGTTAGCGCCAACCAACTTTTTCTTTTGCTAATCTTTCCCGCTAAATCCTTTCTTTAATAAGCGACACTAAGAACAAGTAGTGCTCTAGTGGGACCACCATAAATGGTGCGCCTCTATCCTCTCGTATCACCACGCCCACTTCTTCTTTCTCTGGTTTTACCCAAGTCGCAATAGACTTTCTTCTCTTGCATCCGTAGTAGTTACCTTCAATCTCTATGTCACCCATCTCATGTTGCGCTCCACCTCTGTCTCGATTGAAAGCCTCTAGATTAAATTCTTTAGCTAGATTTACTGCTTGCCTTTGTAGCTCTGCTCCTCTTTGACGGTTTCTTTTTCCTCGTCTCTGATTCTCTTTTTTCTTGGTCTTCTTGTAAGTATTTTGTGAATTTTTCGACATCGCCATTCCATATTATATAGTTTTCTAATAGTGTTCTTACCATTCGCAATTCTTGCCCTAAGCCATACACTCGCTCAAACAGGTGTGTAATTTGCTTATCTCTGTCTTTGTTATTGGTCTTGTGTTTGTTCTTCAAAATATCTCCAACTTAATTTTTTTATCTACTTTTATACAATCTGGACAGATTTTGAAAAGTGTTTTAGATTGTGAAATATATGCGTAACCACAGTCTCTGCATTTATACTCCCATTCTTTTCTATCATCCTCTGACTCAAATATAAATTTAGGATTTAGTAGCTCTTCAACTGGTAGCAAGATTAGACTAGAGCTAAAGTTATCTCCACCTTTAATATCTCTTTGTGGGTGTCTCAAGTATTTACGACACATCTTCTTAAACACCTCTGTCTTTATAAAGATAGCTACGTTCTCGTTTTGCTTTTCATCTACAAGTACGTATGCAATATACTTAGCTTCTGTAACAGAGATGCCACTTGGCTTTCCATTATTACTGTACTCTACAGCTATATTCCCTGTGTCCCAAGCTTTATAATCCTTCTTAAACTCTACAGTCTCTAGCATTTCTGCCCATTTATTTTCGGACAGCTTACCCTCCAAAAGGTTTACATCAAACCGGTAGTCTGCACCTCCCTCGTCTCTTACCTGCTTGGTAATATCTTTTAGCTGTCCTTGATTCAAGATAACTTTAATCGCTTTCATTAGTAGCCAGTGGGTTGGGACTTATTGCTTCTGAAGAACCAGAGCCAGACTCTTTGTACAAGTCTAACTCTACGTTGAAACCTAATCGTTCTGCTTTTTTCGTTACCCATTCCACAAAATCTCTGACATCCGCATCTGTCATATCATCTGTTGGCTTTATCTTTAGTTTGTTCCAGTGTATCAAAACGGAACCTCCTCTATTTTCTTTTTAAGTATCGCTACTGGATAGCTTACGTTTGTGCCTTCTTTATTTATAAAGTTCTTATAACTTATTGCTACCATTACTTCTATGTTATTAAGCATGCTTAACTGCAGGTATGGAAGTGATACTTTACCTCCAGTCTCTTTTTGTATGCCTAAGGTCTGGCAGAACTTTGCAAAGCCCCAGTTTCGGTTTGGCTTGAATTGATAGCCTTGTGCTTCTTTATATCTAAAGAGACCGCTATCTTTTATCTCTGTTCCTTCGTAATCTGATTGTATTATACGATATATTGGTTTGAATACATCAGCTATGAATCCCCCGCAACGCATATCCTTCATAACCTCTATGTCGCATATCATAGCTTTGTATTCACCGGCGGGAATGCGAGAGCTCGCACTATCCCCAGTTGGTATGTAGTAGGAGTTACCGGACATTTACTTATAGGATTTTCTTATCTGTTGCATCTTATCTAAAGATGCCTGAAGATTATCCATAGTAATTTTGCCATCAGCTAACGCTTTTAAGACCTTATCTGAATCCTCTTGCTTGAGACCATCCATATCTAAATGAACCATAGCCTCTACAAACTTCTTGGTCCCCTCCTGTTCTGTCTCTAAGACTTTCTTGCATTGCTCTTTGTCCATGTATGGCTTCTTAACAACCGGTCTATCTGGCGGACTATCCTCATCCACGCCGTTCATTACATATCCTACAAACGCTTCTATCTTTCCTATCTCAGATGGTTTCAACATCTTACCCTGTTTGTACAATTCGAGTGCAAACCCATATCGCACCTTGCCTCTATTCACCTTATCCCAATCTACCTCTTGGTCCATTTGTTTTCCCTTTCTTGTATTCCTTTTATGCCACCACCACAAGGCTCGTAAAACGAGCAATATTTAGAGTTACACTCCCAATCCTCTACTGGAGAGAACCCCTTCTCTATCGGTGGTAAGCCGTCCTTAAATAATTCTTCTACCTTTAGCCAATATCTTTCTGCGATATCAATATACTTTCTTGGTACCTTCAACTCCTTGACACGTGAATTGTTCTTGTTGTAAAAGAGTAGTGCCATTTTATTTATCTTTATATTGTTTTCACGATAATAAAGCCCATAAGTTCCCAATTGAATTGCATAATTTTGCGGTGCCTCTTTACTTCCGTATCTGCCGAAGATGGATTGCCACTTAAAATCGTTACACGTTTTAATATCGTACAATGCACCATCCTTTAGAATCATAGCATCTACGAAGCTGCGTACATTCAATCGTGGAATCAAAATCTCTGTCTCAATATGAACCTCGTACCCATTCTTCTTTGCGTATCTTTCTAGTGCCTCTTGCATATCTCCGTGAACCAAGTCACCAAGTCTGAAGAGTCGCATCGTGTTAGAGTCTTTATCTCCGGTCGGTAGCTTTTCTATCTGTCCATAGTAATGTTTACGCATACACAAACCTGCACCAGAAGCGTGAAACCATTCGTCCTTACCATCGTATCTAGCGTCATAGTTCTCGCCCTTGAGGTCCATGATGTAGTCATCGTATATCTTAAAAAGGTCTATCATCCATGTGTATTAGCATAGCTTTTATCTCTTCGTCAGATATTTTTTCTATATTACTAGGCTTAACCCTTTTTACTTTCTTGAACTTTGCTCCGATTATCATAGAATCTACTATGTATCGTACAAGACGCTCTACAATATTGAGTGCAAGTACATTCACTTGTATGCCCTCATCGTGAAACATTTTTCTAATTGCAGTTTTATTTAACAACATAATCTTCCCTAAATAATTGCTGATTCTTCCGGAATTTACACCGTTTCTTGCCATATTCAAGCAGAAATGTCATTTTGTTTATCGTCTGCCCACTTATCTAGCTCGTTCAATTCATCACGAACATGGTCAGTTATGATGCTTAGTCCCTTGTAAAGACCTGCTAAGTACATCGTATTTTCTGCGTACTGTAATGTGCTGTTTTTCAATAACAATTTCTTGTTAGCCTCCCGTATCCTTTTTATTTCGGCTTGTATCTGTTCTATAATCTTGTCGTAATTCGCTAACACTATTAACCTTTCTATATTATCTTACCGATAATGATTCCTATTATCATTCCTAAAATAAATTCTTTGTTACGTTTACATTCATACACAAATAGTAAACATAAGTCTTTAACTATGCCCATCTTATTTTGTTCCCTTCTTTTTTGTTTTTTTCTGTAGGTCGCTAATATAATTATCTGTTAGCTTGAAGAAGTCACGTGACTCCTTGTCAAAGCCTTCCCCTTCTTCTTTTCGTTCCTTTATCAACGCACCTAGTAGTAAACAATAATTACGTATATCCCTGAGTCTGCCTTCTATTGGTTCGTTAGATGCTTCCGTACCCTGTAATACGTAGTTCCTTACACTATCCATGTGCTTTAGTAAATACACCATCGCTACAAACTCCGGTTTACATTTCAGTCTTTCTCCGATTGATTTGAAGTTGGCAAGCTTGTCATCATCTGATACAGTGTACTCGATTCCCTTCTTCTCCATCAGGTCTAGCTCTACCTTTGATTCGTTCCTTGCCCACTTGAAAAAATCCTTTACTAGCATATTATCCCTTTCTTGTTTATAAATCTTAAATCGAGAGGGGGGAGGTGCGTGATTAAAATACCTCCCCCGCTTTATCGCAGTGCTTACCAAAGGGAAATAAAGAGGAAGCGATGAACTGACTTCCCGAAAAAAACCTTTGGCAATACAAACGTGCACTACGATATTAATCTTTCTGTTTCTGCTACGATAGCTGAGTAAACGTCATCTGGCTGCACCGTAAAGCCTTCGCACTCTGTATTCTCGCAGCCCATTCCTAAATCTGATTGGTCTCCAGAATCTCCGAACTCCCACCAAACCAAAGTCTCATCACACTCTGGACATTGTACTGCTGTCTTGTCTCCACCTATCATAACTCACCTATATACCTTTCTGCTACTCTTTGTAAATGCTCATGCAAGTTACTAGCAATTGCGTTGTTAATTTCTATCAACTCTCCGTACTTATAATTCTCTGGTACATTGTTCATCAACCACTTTGCCCTATCGCCTATCTTTACTAATCTGTCTGCATCTTGTGGTATTACTTCACTTACAATCTTCTCAATGCCACGCTGTCTAAATCTAAAATCTTTTAAAGCCACTTTGTGTTTATCCATCTCTGCTTTCATTAGTCTTTCTAAGTATCTAACGCTGTTCTTGTTCATGCTTTTGTCCTTAAATTTAAGAGCCTCCGTTGTTTGGTCTCTTGCCTTAGTGCACCTTCAGGCAAGACCTCAGTTTTCTCTGAAGGGTCCAGACTGCCCAACACACATCTGAATACAGAGGCTCTCGTTAAAAGGGTATCAAGATAGGTTTCTAACACCCTGACAATTTCTGTCCTACTTTCACTTTCAATAATGATACCCATACTCTTATAACTATTTACCTACTAATAAGTTCCATTCTTTTATTAGCTTTTACTATGCGACCTCATCTGAACGTAGCCATTCTAACATACCATCATACCTATCGAGTATTACTTGCTCTACGCAAACTTCAACTTTATCTTTATAGTCCGAAGTCCATAGCTTACGCACGTGAAAACCTTGACCTTCTTTCATATACTCTATCCAATTAATCACATCTTGTTTGTTTTCAATAACAAACTTTTTGTCTTTGTTTTCTTTTAATTGTTTCATCTTATTTCCTTTTTTTATTTTAGTATTTTAGCTTCACGCTTTCTTCTTAAACGCACAAGGTTTCAAAAAGTTCCCAAATATTTTTTTAGGGTATAAACTGATTGTTGTGATTTGTGAAATTAACTTCAAGTAATCAATACTACTTTAGTTGTGTTCATACCCTAATTATATTACAGAATCTCAGCAAAGCATGGAGTATGAGGACCAACGTAGGAACCAGCCACATTATAGTAAAAGTGCTCATACGCATCTTCCTCTGATATCTCATGCTCTTCCATTAGTATCTCAATACATTTGTTCTTGTCATACAGAACTACTGCTTCGTGTCCGTGCCTCTCTACGATTCCCAAGATAGCATCTCCAAATCCGTTTGCTACCATACAATCTGGGTAGTTCTCTGCAATAAAAGTTTTCTTATCTTCCGCATTCATTTATAAAGTCCTCTATTTTTCTTTCCATACATATCTGATAAAACATTCTGTTAGTTTCCTTTGCTGTTTTTATTTGGTGGCAATTCGCACATAACACCCTGCACTTCTTTGCCTCTTTCTCTAACTCTTCAATCGTTACTTTGTTCCGAAAAAGATTTGCCATGTTATCTGTCTTGATATATTTGCTCTTATGGTCGAACTGCAAAGCCAATGGATTACTCTCGCCACATACTACGCACTGCCTATCTAATAAATAATCGTACTTCCACTCGTATCTTTCACGTAAACCAAGGTTATATTCATCAATTTTCTTCTTCCATTTATATCGCTTATTTCGAGCTAAAATCTTTTCTTTAGCACCAAGTACCAAATGATAATTAATCGTTGATTTAGAGCATCTCAAGAGCTTAGAAATGGCATTGTAGCTATATCCCTCGCCCCGTAGTTGATGTATCTTTTCACGTAGCATTTATATTTCCTAATATGCGGGTATCATGTACCATAATATAAATAGTGGCATGACAAAATGTCCAATACAATAATACGACTTTCTAAAAGTTAACATTATAACTCCTCGTAGTCCATCCATATCATAGAATCTGGATTGATTATAGCCTCTGACTCTTGTCTGGTATTTGTGAAGTACAATATGTTCTCCTTATCTATCTCGCCTTTCATAATGTAGGGCGTACCTCCTAATCTACTGAATCGTAGGGCGAACATCTTTGCCACCTCCTCATTGGTTGTCCATGACGCCCCGAGCTGTGTGTCAAACTTCTCCTTCGCTAGTATGCCTCTGTAAAGCATGACCTCATCGGGAAGCTTGTCGTACATCTCTTGCGACTCTTCGTCTGTCTTTTGCTCTACCTCGCTGAAGAAGTTCATCACGACATCCCAACTCTTGAATATGTTCAAGGGAAACTCTGCGTCAACGTAGGCATCTATCCCCTTCTGTGCTAGTTCTCTGTTCATCTGTTGTCCTTTCTTTTCTTCTTTAACTCGGGAATACCTTAAAGGTTCCCCGATTTTTTTACAACTCCGAATTAACATTGCAATAATCCTCGCCACTCTCCTTGAAGTGCCGTTGAACTTCCTTACCAAAGCAGTAGTCTGCGTAGTCCTCAACGTCTTGACTTACTGACTCCAATTTGTAGCCCTCGATATGCTTAGACATATATTTGTGTAACTTCTCATTGTTATAGTAAGGCTCTTCCTTAAAGAACTTTTCTAGAATCGGTAGCCTATCTCCTAAGTCATTCTCTATACACTCCATTCTGTCCTTGAACGTATCATCGTTGGATATTGTGTAATCTATATGTGTTTCATAACCTCCGAACTTTTCTGGAGTATCTGAGGATTGTACGCCAAACCACCATTTACCCTCTACATCTCCATTGTAGAATCTGCCCATTAGTTCACCTCACTTCTTCTTTTAAAGTCAGTCTCATGCCATGTTTCAAGACCCCATGTTTTTGTGTCTACAATCCAATAGCCATCAGCTCTTGATTCAATTAACTCTGCCTCGAATCCATCATCAGCTATAACAATATCTCCTGTTTGATAATCTCTGTTCATTAGTTCACCTCGCTTTCTTTTACAATCCTATCTTTACTATGCAATGCTAATTCATATTTTTTTCCACTCCTTGCAAACTTACCCGTAAAACAAGTTTCATCATCTTTGTTTTTAAAAACTCTATCTACAGTAAACTCACCATGTCTCTCATAGGCAAATAGTATTGCAATATCACCTTTTTTCATTACTTGACCTCGCTTTCTATAAAAGCTCTAATTTCTGTATTGTTCCCAACAGTTTCTACCTCAATAACATCTACATACCAACCCAATCTATCTTCTTCTTCATAGTCAATTGAAATTTGAGCATTGTTATCTTGTGGACAATTTTTCAAATATTCTATTAATTCTCTTATAGTCATTAGTTCATCTCGCTTTCTTTATTTATTATACGCTTAAGTTTTATATTAGTTCCAAGAATATTCATATTTATCTAATATTCTCTCGGGAAATATCTCCCCCTCGTTGTCAATCGCATCCTCCCACCAACTCATTCCCTCAAACTTCAATCTGAACATCGTAAACTTCTGAATGTCCTTGCCGTGTACATAGAAGAGTACATCCTTGCGTCCACCTTCTCCTCCATTACCTGCCAATGTTTCAAACTCTGTTGCATATTTCACAGTAAAGCCTTCATCGTGAAAGAACCTTTCAAAGTCCTCTATGTTCTCTTCTCCAACTATGGTCCCTCTCCAAATTACTAACTGCTTGTAGTCTTTGTCTGTTGTGTCGTTCATCTTATCCCTTTCTTTTATTTTATGGTGTTTAATTCTTTTTCCCAGAAAGAATCTTGTTCTATTTTTTTGATTGGATGTCCGTAAAAATGTGAGTCGAAATATTCCCCTAGTTCATACATATTCCAATCTTTTTTAGTACGCATCCAGCTTTGCAATAATGTTTCGATAAATTTTTGTCGCTCTTCATCGTCCATTTCATAAGCTACAAATCTAGATAGCACATACATAAACCAATCTTTACTTATTTTTGTGTTCATCTTTTTTCCTTTGTTTTTGTTTTACAAATCTTCTAGGACGGGCAAAGATTGAATCGATTAAACCATTTCCTGTTCATCGTTCCCTTACGGGCAATCATCTTTCACGGGCTTAAGTTTAATGAGCGTCCCCCCTTCTTAGGTTCTTCCCACAGATAGTAAACTCTATCTTCACTCGTGTTGTACCGAATCGACCCAGTAGGCTGTCGGTATCACACCCGTCCCAATTTTTAAATATCTTTTTCTTTTATACGCATCAATTGTTAATTAGTTCCCAATTATTTTATTATTTTATATTCTGATTTATTTAATAGAATATCTCCACAAAATACCAAGCCCTTCTTTTTGTAATCTGGTTGGTTGTCAGCAATCACTGCATTGTACACTTTATTTTTATCTAGTTTAATCACGGGGTAAGTCCCTAGTAATTTGTAATTTTCTTTTGGTTGTATTTTCATAGTTCATCTTTCTTTCTGTAGTTTATTTTTATTTCACAATCTTTATTATATTTCCTTCTCTAGTTCCAAGACCATCATCGCCATAAAATCCCAGTAGTTTTCTATAATACGCTCTTCTTGTCTTTCTGTTAGTTCATTGTCCACTGAGCCCATATCTTTAGCAAGCTGTAATATATCCTGATTGTAGAATGGAATATTGATTGCTAAACCCGATAGCCACTCTGAAATAGCTTTCTGCCTCCCTAATCTCTCTACAAGGTGTCCGTATTCTGAGTCAATCCTATTTGATAAGTGCTTTATTTTCTGCTCTCTGTTCATCCCGTCAACATCATTTAAGGAACCTAAGATTAAGTTCTTGTAGTTCTTTTTATATTTAGTGTGATGTAATTTCATTTTATTTCCTCTCGTTTTTATTTTATACGTTTTAATTGTTAATAAGTTCCATCCAAGATAAATAAAATAATTTGTTTATTTTTTTATTGCAATTATTACATTGTGTGTCCTCGTCTATTTCGTGGCACCCATTCCATCCTTCGTAGTTGTCGCCACTTTTTACCTCGTGGCAGTAATCTGAACAATAATAATTAGCATCAATTATATCATTGTTTTTATCTGTTATGTATTCTATATGCATTGTATAACCTCTTTTGTATTATGTAATCTAAATTTATAGGGGGCTAAGGAAAGGAAACCCTAACCCCCTTACCCTTATAAAAATAAATTCTTATCTATTCTTGTAGTGTAAAATCTATTGAAGTTTAGAGCGTTTAAGACTCTAATTGATTTACCCTTGTTAGTTTCTATTATCACACTATAGCCCATGCTTTCTTTAAATATATTAAATATTGTTTTACCTGCTTGTTTGTTTGCATCTCTAAGAGCTTTTAACATTTTCTGGAGTTCTCTTTTTGGTAGCATTCGCACGTTCATATTTTTGGAATCAGTAAATTTTATTTTATTTAATTGTTTCATATTGTAACCTTTTATTTTATTTGTATTGTATACAAGAGATATAAAAAAAAGTTCCAAAATAAATAAAATAATTTGTTTGTCGGGGGGAAGTTCGGGTATCTTATTTCTGCTAATATTAATATATTATAATATTAATACTAATATATATAATATAAATAAAAGATATAATATTAATATATTACCTATTGCCCCCTATATTGTACAATCTGCCTAGCTACGTGAATTATATTAATAAAATAGTAGTTACGTGAATATTCTATAATAAAAATAGATTTTACAATGCATTTAGTCTTTACGTGAATTTTTTATTTTAAAATATTTTTCTGTTTACTAATTACGTGAATGGATTATATAAAATATTTAAAAAAGAAAAACCCCCGATTTCTCGGGGGCTGTCCTTATCTAGTCTTGAGTCTGATATTCATAACTTTCTTCTAGCATCTTAAATATCAGTTCTCTAAGATTTGCATTTTTTATCCAGTTCATCCTGTGAAACTTACCATTTTTAGTCATTTCAACTATTTTTATGGTATTGGTTACAGAAGACATAACATACTCTATAATATAGACTTCATTGTCCATTTCGATAGTTTGTGTAAGGGTCATTTTATTCTCTTCTTTCTGGGGGGCTTGCGCCCCCCGTAGTTTGGTTATATTATGAAACGTAGGCTTTTTCTCCAAAGTCAAGCATACCATCCACAAAGTGAGCATTATTGTCAAATACAGCCTTGGTTATCTTATCCTTATGCCATAAGGTATTAGTACCCGCTTGCATAAGGTCCCATAGGCGTCCATCCTTGTATTCAGGCTTATTGTGAAACTTGTCTAAGATTTCACCATAACGCAAGGCTGGTAGCTTATTGATATGGTTTTTCCTGATGTCTGTCAGAGCTTCCATAGTCAAAGGAGCTTGTAGCTTACCGCAAGCATTTGCAAAGCTGTCCAGTCTTCTGATAAGACCCTCACCCCTAAGAGTGGCGGTAGCTGTCAGAATCTCTTGTTGCCAGTCAACATTGGACATAGTGTGAGCAAATGATTTGCCAATACCGTGCCTAGCTGACAGCATACCATTCTTGCAGACTTGAATCATAAAGTCAATACGCCAGCCAGCTGGTGAGCTTTGGTCATAGCTGTTAATCTCAGTAAATATCAAGTATGCAACATCACCATTATTGAGCTCTCGTTGAATAGATTGAGTTCTAAAGACATTCTTGTATCGTTTACCGTCAAAAAATATCCTGTCATGTTCCCAGTCTAAACCAGATTCATCTCTAATAATATTACATTTGTCATTAATAGCTTGATTCTTGATTAACAAATATTTAGGACTAACAATGCCAGCCTCTAAATATTGTCCAGTATCTCTTTTAACTCTCACGTTACGGGCACCACTTTGAAAGCCGTCCGCATTCTCTAAAGGTAGGACATCAATCTCACAAAATGGGTCAAATGTACCGCCGTTAACATTTTGTGGAATATCAACAGAATCTAAAACAACAGCCTCATTTGTAATATTTGCTGGTTTTACGATTGGTTGAACTGGTATAATACCGTTAGATTGTGAAATACCGTTAGATTGTGCACCGTTCATCATTTGTGCGTATTCATCATATTGGTTCATTTTGAACCTCCTTTATTGATTGTTAAGGGAAAGTGATTGAGAGAATATTCACGGGTTGCATTCGAGAGACTTAGACCCGCTAACGCCCTCCACACGCTGACAGGCAATGGTGTGGTAGATTCACCGAGGGCGAGAAAAACATTTTCAAAGAACTGTACTGTATATGATTGACGGGCTAAAAGGTTCCATCTTTTTTAAACTTTTTTTCTAGCTACGTTTATATTGTGAAATATTCAACCTAGTATGAAATGGGTCCAGATTTCTCAACCTAACTTTTTTTCAACGGAAAGGGAACGGGGGGTGCCGTGTGCATAAAAAAAGAAAGACACACATAGTAAAATATTTTTTTTGGATTTTTTTTGAGATTTAGGTTGGATTGCCTGCGGCGGTAAAATGCGGTAATATATTAAAATATTATAATATTAACTATCTATCTAATATTAATAATATTATTTAATATTAATAATATAATATTAATATATTAATATATTATTGTTCCTCTCAACCAACAGTTGAAATTTATAGTAAAAACACTATACCTGTCAACACTTATTTTAATTACTTGTTGAATACTATATTCTATGATTATATTACCGCCATGGAATTAGAACCTCGTATAGAAGTACTTGATTTAGGACCTGCGATAGATTATTTAAAGAGTCTATCAAAGAAGTTCATTGATACTGGTGACCACCAATACATGATGGAAATATTAATGGTCATAGATGAAATGGATACCCCGGTATTAATAGACTTTGTTGCTGGTCCTAACCCTGAGATTGAAGCTAAGGCATAATGTACCTTAAGACAATCAAAGGCGTGGATTATCATTTATTTGATAATGAAAAAGAGTTCCGTAAAAAATACCCCAAAGAAAAGATTAATACTGACTGGCGCACCGCAAAAGAAGGTGAATGGACCATTACTGACGATGGACAGATACTTAGTATAATTAAAAAAAGCACTATCAATAGCACTGCTTACAAAGGCAAACAGACAGTTGTTAAAACATTACTAGGTCTCAAGTATACAAATGGTAAGCAAAAGCTAGAAGGGGACCCTGCTAAGGACATCAATCGTTTTGGTAGTGGTAGACATAAATATACAACTGAAAAAGAAAGATACTTTGCCAAGCTAGTTGCACAGGGCGTAGACAAGAAGGACGCATATATACATTCGTTTGATACTAATAACGAGGAATATGCACTTGAAAGGGCGAGGATACTATTAAGACAAAAGAGGATTAGAACATTGGTCAATAAAGAAATCGAAGAGATATTAGATGACCTTGGTATCAGTAAGACATATCTACTAGAACAAGCAAAGGATATAGTAGATAAGAAGGATGCTAAGGATTCTGACAAACTAAGAGCACTAGAAACACTAATGAAGATAGCAGGTCTATTGTCTACAGAAAAGAAAACAGAGTCATTAGCATTGATACAAGAGTTCAAAGGTTTTTCTAGAGATAAGCTAAAAGCATTTGAAACCGGACTATTAGAGGAAAGTGCTTCTCAATAGATACTGGGATTACCCTAAACAAGTTAGATGGGGTAATATAACCTATAACATAAGATTAGAGGTACAATATGACAGTTAAAAGAGTCAAAGCCCCCGCTGGTCATCACTGGATGAAGAAAGGCAAGAACCAGTACAAACTTATGAAACATAGTGGCAAGTTTGTAAAACACAAAGGTGCAAGCCTTACTGCTTCTTTTGAAGTGCAAAAAGTACACAAAGCTAAAAAGTAATGGCTAGAAAATTTAAAAAGGTACCTAAGACTAAAAGAGGCGTACCCAAAAAGTACGTTAGAGGTGCTAAAAGCCCTTCTGCCCAAGAATCTGAGATTATTGAGACTAGGAAGCTGTATGCTGCTGGTCAACTAACTCCAGCTATGATGGACAGAATATCCAAAGAAAGGAGTCAAAGTGCCCGCAAAAAGAAAAAGCGCAAAACCAAAAGCAAAAACTCCAAGCGGTAAAGCTGGAGTTGTAGCAAAATATTCTAAAAGCTCAGGTATATCTAAGTCTACCCTAAATAAGGTCTACTCTCGTGGTTTGGGGGCGTACTATTCGCAGGGTAGTAGACCCGGTGTTTCCGCACATCAATGGGCTGCTGGTAGAGTCAGAAGCTTTGCAACTGGCAAGGGTGGAGCAAGAAAAGCAGACTCAGACCTTATCCGTGGTGGTAAAAAGAAAAAGACTACGACCAGACGCAAAAAGCGGTAAGGAAATTATATGACAAGAAAAAAAGACCCTAGACTTAAAAGAGCTGGCGTAACTGGGTTTAACAAGCCTAAGAGAACACCCGGTCATCCTACTAAATCACACATAGTGGTTGCCAAAGAAGGTGATAAGATTAAGACCATACGCTTTGGACAGCAAGGCGCTAAGACCGCTGGGAAACCTAAAAAGGGTGAATCACGTGCTACTACTATGAAAAGAAAGTCATTCAAAGCACGTCATAGAAAAAACATAGCAAAGGGCAAAATGTCTGCAGCATTCTGGGCAGATAAAGTTAAGTGGTAGTGTCCAAACCTCGTAATAGAAGGGTAAACAAAAAGATATCTAAATTAGTTGACGAAGGATATCCCATGTATCAAGCGGTTGCTATTGCTTTAAATATGGAAGAAAAGAAAAGGTTAGGACCTAAAGGTGGGTATAAAAGAGCTAAAGCAAAAAAATAGTTTTAACATCAACCCTTCGCCAGAAGAAATGGCAAGAAAAGACGAGGTATTGCACAAAGCATACAATGACCTTGTTTACTTTGGTAGAGCTTTCTTACCTAATGACTTCTTAAATAAAAGCACATCCCCTGCATATCACTACGATGTATCTAAAAAATTAATATCAACCAAGCCCGGTGAGCGCATCTGTATCATACTTCCAAGGGGTTTTGGTAAATCTATCCTTTCTAAATCTGCTATTCTTCACAAGCTTTGCTTTTCTGGGAAAGATACACAGAACTTTATAGCATGGGTATCGGAGGAACAGGGACAATCAATTGACCACTTAAAATATATCAGACATCATCTAGAGATGAACAAGACAATCAAATACTACTTTGGTAATATGGATGGAGGCTCAGTAGGAAAAAGATGGACTGAAAAGGATTTAGTTACCCCTAAAGGTGATAGAATCATAGCTAAAGGTACCAGCCAAAGACTTCGTGGTAGAGCTGAGGTAGATGTTCGATACACTGGCATCATTCTTGA